TTGCGCGTCGGTGATCTGGGTGCCCATGGCGCCGGCCGACTTGAACTCGCCGGTGTCGATCGGCACCGGCTCGACGCCCTCGTTCTCGTACAGTTTCGAGAAGTCGTAGAGCATCATCCGCACGCCGATGCTGCCGACCATGTCCGTCGGCCCTATCACGATGCGCGTCGCCTGGCTGGCGACCCAGTAGGCGGCCGAGGCCGCCATGCCGTCGACCTGGGCAATCACCGGCTTGACTTTGGCGACGGTCGCGACCGCCTCCGCGAGCTCCAGCGTGCCGTCCACGGCACCGCCCGGGCTGTCGATCTGCAACACCACCGTGCTGACGTCGTCGTCGGCGCCGGCTGCCAGCACCGCGGCCCGCGTGTCGCGCGCCGCCGCGAACCCGAAATAGCGGCTGAACCAGCTGGCGTTCTTCAGCATCGGCCCGCGCAGACCGACGATCGCCGTCGATCCGTCGCGGCGCACCGGCAGACCGGCGCGCTGTGCGTCGTCGGTCAGGCTGGCCTGCGCCGCCTCGATCATCTCGTCGGCGCGGGCGAAGCCCCGGCGGCAGCGGTCCAGCATGGCCGCGTAGGCGCCCGGCTCCATCGCCCAGCAGTTTTCAAGCAGCATCGTCGCTCTCCATCTCGGCGTCGGCGGCGCGTTGCGGCCTGACGGCCTCGCCGTTGATCGCGCGCGGCAGCGTCGTCATGTTGAGCGGCACGAAGCGCACGTCGCCATCGGCGCCGATGTCGTTCTCGCCCTCCATCGCCCGCACCTCGTTGATGCTGAACACGCCGCGGTCGAGCATCAGCTGGTAGTATTGGCCGCGCGCCTGGGCGTCGGCGGCGAACAGTGCGTTCAGGTCCATCATCGAGACGTGGTCGATCTCTTCCGGGTCGAGGAACAGCTTGAAGTCAGCTTCCGCCTGCATCCGGCACGCCCACGGCACGATCGCCTCGTCGGCGAACTCCCGGTTCTGCTGTTCGATGTTGCTGAACGTGGCGTCCGACAGCTTCATCAGCTTGTGCGGCGGCACCTTGAACCAGCGCGCCACCTCCTCGACCTGGTGCAGGCGCGCGTCCTTCAGCTGCGACTTGTCCGGGTCCGAGCTGGTGTCCTTCCAGGTCAGCCCCTCTTCCAGGATCAGCGGCCGGTGATGATTGCTGATCCCGGCGTTGCTATGATCGAAACTTTCCTTCAGCCGGTTATAGGCCGCGTCGGTCAGCGCCTTCGGCACCTCGAGCACGCCGATCTTCTGCGCGCCCGATCCGAAGAACAGCCCGACGAACTTGTCCATCGCCAGGCCCAGGCCGAGCGATTCGTTGGCGAGGCGCACCAGGCTGTAGCCGACGAGGCCGTCCTGGCTCGGCCCGCGCAGGTGGAACACGTCCGACGCGGCCAGCACGGTGCGGCTGGCCGACCCGCCGGTGATGTCGTAGATCAGCCTTCCGTTGCTGTCCCGGTCGGCCCTGGTGCGCCCGCGCTCGATCGGCCACAGCGCCACCGGCCTGCCGTCGCGGCGGCGTTCGATCTCGGCATAGGCGTTGCCGTCAATCACCGCCATACCCATCATCGCGTCGCGCCAGAACAGCGCCGGCAGCTCCGGGTTGGCCTTCCGGTTCAGCAACCGCCGCAACGGATGGTCCAGCATCAGCTCGTAGCGCAGGCCGGACGGCGTCACCGTCTCCCGGTACTGGAACCACGGCAGCTTGGCCACCGTCTCCGACAGCACGCGCACCGCGCACCACACCGCCGCATAGGTCAGCACGTTGTCGGCGGTCACCGGCACGCCAGACGTCGTCAGGATCTTGTACCAGGTGCTGCTTTCGCGCGGGTGCGGCTCCGGCGCGGTCTGCCGGGCCATGCCCTTGATCCAGTCGAGCATGGACATGCCTAAAGCCTCCGCAGTCCGCGCTGCTCGTAGACCGACGGCGCCTCGATTTCCTGCGCCATCGCCACCCCCAGTGCCTCGACCAGCGCCACGATGCCGTCGATCCGTTCCGTCGATTTCGCCTTGCTCGGCTTGATGTTGCCGGCCGCGTCGGTCTCGACCGCCACGTTCTGGGCGCACCACCGCAGCACCGGATGGCCGCCATGATCGAGCCGGCCGTCGAGCACCAGCCGCTCCAGTTCCTTGGCCGGCGCCGACATCGACGCGTAGCCCTGGCCGAACAGCTCCGCCTCCAGCCCTTCCGCCGCGATCTCGATCGCGATCTGGGTCGCGTTCCAGCGGTCGATCGCCACCTTGCCGGCCTTGAACCGCTCGGCGTCGGCGTAAAGCTGTTTCTTGACGTAGCTGTAGTCGACCACGTTGCCGGGCGTCGCGATCAGCGCGCCCATGTCGCGCCAGGTGTCGTACGGCACCCGGTCGCGCCTGGCGCGTTCGAGGATCCGCTCCTCCGGCACGAAGAACCGGGAAATCACCGTCCACCGCCCGCCTTCGATCTCCGGCGGAAACGTCCACAACAGCGCCGTCAGGTCGGTGGTCGTCGACAGGTCGAGACCCGCCGTCGCGAACCTGCCGTCCATCCCCTTGTCCAGTGTCCGCCAGCGCTCGTTGCGCGCCGCCATTGTCGCGACCCCGACCGCCTTGCCCGGCGAAGCCTTGGCGTAGTCGGGCGCGCCGCCCTCGGGGAGAGCCAGCCCGCCGCTGCCGGAGGCTTGCCCGGAGGCAGCCAACCCACACGCATCCCACTTATCCATCGGCAACCATCGGACGTCCTGTTCCGTCCAGATGTTCAGGTGGTACCGCTTGAAATCGTTTTCCTTGCGCGGCAGCTCCTGCGCCGCGCGGCATTCGGCTTCCAGGTACTCGCGTTTTGGCGAGATCGGGAAGTTCGGGTTCGCCTTCGCCCAGGTCGCCGGGTCGGTCCAGTCGTCGTCCGGGTCGGCGGCGTAGACGACGATCAGCGTCTCCGGATCCTCGATCGTGCCGTCGAGTACCTTCTCGCAGTGCTGCCACAGCTCCCAGCCATAGCCCTGTTTCTGACCGAAGGTCGAGATCAGGAACTCCAGCGGCTGGCGCCGGGCGCCGGACGACTGGTGCACGTAGGTATACAGCCGGTCGTCGGTCCACTCGTGCACTTCGTCGCCGATCAGCCCCGACATGTTCATGCCGTGCGAGCCCTTGGGCAGGCCGGCCAGCGGCTTGAACGACGCCATCAGCTCCGGAAACCAGATCGACGTCTTCAGCGCCTCCATGCCGCCCGACAGCGCTTCCGACATCTGCACCATGGCCGATGCCTTGGCGAACACGATCTTGGCCTGGTCCTCTTTCGAGGCCATGGCGTAGACCTCGCCCGCGAATTCTCCGTCGCCGATCAGCATCAGCAGCGCAATGCCGGCGGCCAGCTCCGTCTTGCCGTTCTTTCGCGGCACCCAGACGACGCAGCGCCGGTAGCGCCGCGTTCCGTCCGCGCGCTTCCAGCCGAACAGCGGCCGGATGATGTCGTGTTCCTGCCAGCCGGACAGCGTGAACGGCCGCCCGGCCCATTCCGCCGTCGTCAGCCGCAGATGGTTCGGGAAGAATGCCACGGCCTTGTCCGCCGTCGCCTCGTCATACCAGTACCGCCCGCACGCCGAGCGCTTGGGCGCTTTCTTCCGCGGCATCGGGCGCTAGTTCAGCAACCCGGCCCGGATCGGCCCCGCACCCCCCGAGAATGGCTTTCCACCTGCCTCGCGGTTCGCGGTCGCCGGGTTGCCCTTCGCCTGCTCGCCGAGCGGCAGGTTCGGCTGCTGCCCGGGCGCCGCCGCGAGCTGCTGGACGATGCGCAGCCTGGCGGCCGGCGTCAGGCCCATCGAGTCGCCGAGATCCTTCAGCGCCTGCTCGCAGTCCTTGCGGATGCGGTTCTCCTGGCGCGGCCGCCACAGCGTCTCGCCGGTGCCGGCCTTGGCCTCGTAGGTCGCGCCGTGCTCGTCCAGGTAGCGGGTGAAGTAGACGAACTCGCCCAGGTACCGGCAGTAGCGCGCGAACGCGTCGCCGTCGGTCGCCTTCAGCAGCTTCATGCGCTCCAGGTCCGGCTTCAGCCGGCGCCAGGCCTCGATCGCCAGCGCGCTGATCGCGATCGCGCGCTCGGTGCCGACCGCCGACGTGTCGAGCCAGTCCGGGTAGCCGCCCAGGTCGCGCTCCTCGACCGCCGCGGCCTTCGGGATCCGGCGGCGCCCCGGGTTGCCCCGCGCCTCCTTCACCGCCGCCGGCTGAGCCTTGCGCCCCCGTGCCATCTAACCGCCCGTCCTCAAAAAAAATTCCACCATTTCCGCGCGCTCAAACACCTGACTCCGCAACCGGTTTTGGCTTGTAGGGGCCTAGGGATCTGACCCGCCCCCGGGGTGCGCGCGCTGCATGGCGGCGCGGCCTGGCCCGGCGTTCCCGCATGGCTGGGCATGCGGCGGGTGCACGCGCATGACCCGGCGCTATGCGTTTGCGTCCCGTGCATGGCTGCGGCGCTCCCGGCTCTGCTTCCAGCCGTCGTGGCAGGGCTTGCAGAGCGACTGGAACGGACCGTGCCAGAACGCGGCCTCGTCACCCCGGTGCGGCACCACATGATCGCAGACCGTGGCCTTGACCAGCTTGCCGTGCTTGCGGCACTCGCGGCAGTTCGGCTCGCGGTCGAGCTGCTCCTTGCGCAGCGCGCGCCAGGCCGCCGTCTGGTACCAGCGGCGCGCCGGATTGTCGCGGCGCCGCTGGTCGTCGTAGACCCGGCGCTGCTCCGTTCGCGTCGGCATGCCCGGCGCCCTGAAGGTCCTTGGCATCGTCGGCATGAACACACCCGAAACGACAGCGCCCGAAACCTTGGAAGGGTTCCGGGCGCAAGTTCTCAGTGAACACGAGACTATGCCTAGGCCTGACGGGTGTCAACTAATCACGTGTTTCCGTATATATTTGAACGGGTTGCATGCACAAACGTGCCCCGCACCACCTCCCCCAGGCGGGTATCCATGGCCTTCGGATCGAACCGCCGCAGGCCCGTGATCTCGCCCTGGTCCTTCAGCGGGAACCACACACCGGCCAGCAGCTGCAGCGCCTGCCGCAGCCGGCGCCCCACGTCGAGCACCTCGCGCTCGCTGGGCAGGTGACCGCCGAGCATCTTCTCGGCGGCTTGCCGCGCCGTCAGCCCCTCACCCGCAACCATCATCACCACGCACCCGTCGATCATGCCGAGCAGCTGGGCGGCCTGCACCAGCCGCGCGGCGGCCTCGACCTGCGCCATGGTCGGCGAGGCGACCCCGCCGCCGCCGACCACAGTCTGGTCCAGCGGGCAGCGATAGCCCGAGAACAGCATCTCCACGTCGTCCCGGTAGCGGCACGCGGCCTGGTATTCCCGGCCGTCGATCTGGCCGGCGCGGTACATCAGGTCGACGGTGTCGACGACCCGCTCGACCTCGTGCAGCCCGTCCTCGGTCTGCATCGCCGTGTGTTCGGTCTGGCGCCCGCCCGCCGCCGCGCCGGCCGTCGACGTCGTCAGCGCCTTGCGCCGCCGCCGCCGGGCCTTCTTGGCCGCCAGCTTCCTCGACCCGCGAGGGTTGCGAGCGACCTGCGAGGGTCCTTCCACAACCCTCGCGGCTTCTTTCTCTTTTACTTCCATAGGCTTAACTATTCCCTGCGAGGGTTGCGAGGGTTTACCCCGTGTGCACACAAGATCAGTATTCGACATGGACACCCCCTCTGATGGACCTGGTAGGCAGAACAGCAACTCGATGCGTATACGGGCGCACGGGGAAAACCCTCGCAACCCTCGCGGCCACGGCCTAAGCCGTTGAAACCGCTACCCCTTCAACCCCGCGAGGATCCCGCGCAACCTTCGCGCACCCTCGCAACCCTCGCGCTACGGCTCCCGCTCCCAGCGCCCGCCGTATGACTTTTCCTTTGCTTCGGGCGCATCGGGCGAATAC